GAACGCTATCGTCGGCAAGACCATCAAGTACAAGTGCTTCAACCACGGAAAGAAAGACTTACCTCGCTTCCCGACGTTCCAAAGCCTCCGGGCAGAAAGCGACATGTGATGTCCAAAGTGCTTCTCGAAGCCGCACGCCGACCGCTGGTGTTCGGAAACATGACGACGGGGGAGTTGATTCGCGAAGCGGAACACACGTTCCCGAACCCGTCGCCCATCGTGAAGATGATGCTGGCGCATCTGCGCGGCGAGCACAGCCACCACAACCAGTCCGGCACGCCGGCCGGCGACCTGTACGCCCCGGCGCGCACCATGCACACCGAAGAGCACCAGTGCCCGACGTGTGGCGGCACCATCTCTGCCAAGGTGATCGCATGAGCGCGTTCCTCCAGTCGATTCGCAAGGGTGGCAGCGCCACCGGCCTTCGCATCGTGCTTGCGGCACAGGAAAAGATGGGAAAATCCACCCTCTGTTCAGGCGCACCGGATGTGCTGTTGGTACCTCTCGAAGTCGGTTTCGCAGGGGTGCGGTGTGCAGTCGCACCAATGATCCAGACGTTCGAAGACTTCCAGTCGCTGGTCAACGAGGTGACCACACTGACGCAGCGTCGCGAGTTCCCGTTCCGCACCATCGCGTTTGACAGCGCGACGGCTCTGGAGCGACTCATCCATGACTACGTGCTGCGCATCGATCCCGCCAAGTCCAAGGTCAACACCATGGAAAGCGCTCACGGGGGCTACGGCAAGGCGTATTCGCTCGCCACGTCGATCTTCGACGGTGTACTGAAACAGCTGGACATGCTCGCGGTGTACGCCGGCATCAACATCATCTTCACCTGTCACGTCTTCTCGTCCAAGGTCAGCGACCCGACGGCCGGCGAGTATGACTCCTGGGATCTGTTGCTGCACTCGCCGAAGAACAGCAAGACGTACGGCAAGCGCGAATACATCACGCAATGGGCGGACGTCGTCGGTTTCCTCTACGAACCCGTCTTCCTCATCACCGGCGACAAGGGGAGCATGACGCGCGCAACGTCGCAGAACAAAGGCCGTATGCTTGCACTGTCGCGCACCCCGGCCTACACGGCGGGCAACCGGTTCGGCATGATGGGTGAGGTTGCGGTTCCGCCGCCGCCTGCCAATGGATGGAACACGTTCGCCGATGCGCTGTACAAGAGCACCGGCAACACCATCGATCTTTTTACCAGATAGGAACATGGCAGCTCAGTTTGACAGGGCAGGCGAGGTTCATGGCATGCTGACGGTTGTCGGCAAGTCGTTGACTCGCAAGCACAATCGACCGTCGTGGGATTGTCTGTGTGAATGTGGAAAGTTGACTGTTCTGAGTAGCAGCGATTTTTCACAAACGGTACGGAGCTGTGGTTGCGTTAAACTGCAAGGCAACCCGAAACACGGTCACGCAACTGCCGGCAAATTCAGCCCCACTTACTGGTCTTGGTTGGCGATGCGTTCCCGTTGTTTGGATGAGAACGCCGAATCCTGGAAAGACTATGGCGGTCGCGGCATTACTTTTTGCGACAGCTGGAACGATTTCAAAAACTTCCTGGCCGATATGGGTGAACGGCCGCCAGGAACAAGTCTCGACCGTTATCCCGATAACGACGGCGGTTACCATCCCGGAAACTGTCGTTGGGCAACCGATATCCAGCAAGCCAACAACCGGAGAAAATCCTAATGGCAATCATCAACTTCAACTCGGCCGAAGTGGTACCGTCCACCGGCACCGCAGACGCACTTCCCGCTGGCTGGTACAACGTCATGATGGACGAGTCGGACGTCAAGCCGACCAGCAAGAGCACCCCGGACAACCCGCAGTTCATGCTGGCGTGCCGCTTCAACATCCTGGACGGCCAGTACCAAGGTCGCAAGCTGTTCACGCGCCTGAACATCCGCAACAGCAACCCGCAAGCGGTCGAGATCGCCTACAAGGATCTGTCCGCCATCTGCCACGCGGTCGGCATGATCGGCCTGGTGCAGGACTCGACCATGCTTCACGGCAAGCCGCTGAAGGTCAAGGTCAAGCTGCGCGCAGCCACCGGCGAGTACGAGGTCTCCAACGAGATCTCCGCGTACAAGAACATCAACGAGCAGGTCGGCGCACCCGCTGGCGCCCCGATGGGCATGCCCGGACCCGGCGTGACGCCGCCTCCGCAGAACATGGGCTGGCAGCAACCCCAGGGACAACAACCGGCACCGGCCGGCTACGCACCCCCGCAAGGCTACGCGCCGGCCGCTGGTGCCCCGCAAGGCTACGGCCAACCCGCACCCACGGGCCAACCCGGCTACGCGCCCCAGCAGCCCGCGCAGCAACCCCAGCAGGCCTGGCAACCGCCGGCCGGCCAGCAGCCGTGGGCCGGACAACCGGGTCAGCCGCAAGGTGCACCGCAGTACACGCCCCCGGCCGGCGCCCAGCAGCCCCAACCCCAGGGCAACCCGAACCCGATGGCGGGCCAGCCGCCGCCCTGGCAACAGTAAGCGGCTCTTGACCGGCCTTCGGGTCGGTCCCTTTTCAACTTCACAGGAGTCCCAACATGGACGAAGAGAACAGCGGCACGCCGCAGCAAGACCCGAACGCGAAGGCGTCGGCCGACACGAGCACGACGACCACCAGCGGAGCCATCGTGGACAAGACCCTGTCCGAGATCGCCTCCGGGGTCGTCAAGGATGTCGGCACCGATGCCAAGGCCACGGTGGACACCGAAGTCGCCAAGGTCGAGACCAAGGTCGAGACCAAGGCCCACGGAATCCTGGACGAACTCGAGGCACATCTGTCTCAGTTTGACGCTCGCGCCGTCGCGATCTATCACAGCTTCTTGCAACGCCTGCGCAACGCCGTCTAAGCGTCGCGCGGCATCTGTCAGCAACCTACGGGCGCCATCGAGCGCCCGTTTTTCGGAGTACACATGCAGACCAATGAATACCAGGCGCTCGCGATGCGAACCGCCAAGATGTTCCCGACCCTTCACGCCAACCTGGACCATGCCGCCCTGGGCATCGGCAGTGAGACCGGCGAACTCGCCGAGACCATCGCGGGCAATTGGATGGAACTGAGCGACTCGCAAGGTGTGGTCAACATCGGCGAGGAATGCGGTGACGGCTGCTGGTATGCCGCGCTGGCGTCCGACACCATGGGCTGGAAGTTCGAAGACCTGCTCATCACGGACCAGATGGTCGTCCGGGACATGTCGTTCGGACTGCACAAGGCATCGCAGACCGCGAGCCCCGCAGCGTTGCAGCTGATGTTGACTGCGTTCTCGGGCGAGATCCTGACCATCGTCAAGGGTTTCCAGGTCTACAACAAGACGCCCGATGCCGACAAGTTCAAGAAGCACCTGTCGCTGTACGTCACGACCCTCGCCTACATGGCCGAGGTGCATGGCTTGCTGTTCGCCGACGTGCTGGACGCGAACATCGAGAAGCTCCGCAAGCGCTTCCCGGACAAGTACAGCGATGCGGATGCCCTCGCGCGGGCCGACAAGGCGTGAGCGTAGACGATAGGGCCGACCAAGAGGTCAACGGCCCAGTCCTAGCGTCGCAGATCGCGGCAGCGCAGAAGCGTGCTGCCGCGATCCCTGCCGGTGTGCCCGGCGTATGCGAGCACTGTGACGAACCGTCGCAGCGTCTCGTCAACAAGGCTTGCGCAAGATGTCGAGATCGTCTGCGTTTAACCTAGGACTCGCACTGTTCTATGGCCTCGCATACTTCAACGGGTACAGCGCAGGTCAGAAGAGTGTAGTCATCCCGGCACCGCCGGTCTGCCCACAACCCAAGACCGACCCGGAGCGCTGCATGGCGTTCTGGTTCGGCACCGATGACAAAGCCGCATTGCGCCAACGCGTGTGCGGGAAGGATTCCAATGCCGCATCTCGCCGTTAAGACCCTCGCAGCAATCGAGGCCGCCATCGTCGCCGACCAGGGCGCGAGGTTCCGCGGTTTCGAAGGCCAAGTGTTCCCGCACATGGACGACGCGTACCGCAGCGAGGCCGAAGACGGCTTCCGCTCGCACCTGGGAGCATCGCTGCTGGGTGGTCAGTGCGCTCGCGCGCTGTGGTACGGCTTCAGGTGGCACACGAAGTCT